GCTTTTGCAGCAGCAGAGCTATCTGCACCATCCTGTATCCTACTTGCAGCAACTCTATCATCCCTACGCCTTGCCATAGGGTCAAAGATTGCATCAGCTATAGTAGAAAAAAGACCTCTTTTTGTATCTCTTATATTATCGCCTCGTTTAGAAATCATTTTTTCATCAGTTTCTAAAGCTCTACTTATTTTTAATTCACCTAGTAACTTAGTTAAACCTTCTTTTGAATTAGCACCTTCTAGTTTTAAAGCTTTATTGTCTATACCTTGTATTTCTAGTATGTCATCAGTTTTTAACTTTTCAGCACGACTCCGTAATTCATTCTCAATACGTCTTTCAACTATTGCTTGATTGGCTTTAGCAGCAATACCAATAAGCATACCTATAGGACCAAGGGCAGCTGTGGCTACTCGCCCTGCCATTGCCATATTTTTTGATGTTTTTAAATGCCCTCGTAATTCATCTATTGTAGCATTTGAGTAATCTTCAGGACTACCTATGTTAAACCCTGTCCCACTATTGGTTGTAGTTACTGGGTCTGGACCCGCTTCATCACCTGTCTTTCTTGGGCTTTGCGTAGATATGGCAACAGGCGCACCAGTAGAACCAGTAGAAGCAGCAGGTTTAACCCCATAGTCATCTGTAGCTTTTCTAGTGTAACCCTCTGGGATAGGCATAGCTGTATTCCAAGCTACAGGTATTTCTTGTCCATTAGGATCAATAAGAACGATCTGTTCTAACTTACCTCCCTTATTAAAAAAAGTCTCTTCAAGTGCCTCCTGTGAAGTATCTATATCACCAGCTTTAAATAATGCACCTCCTAAAGTATCATACCCTTTAAAGTCAAACGGATTAGATGCAGCAGGGGATAGCTTGGAATCCACAAGTGTACCCTCTGCAGCCTCTAACACAGGCTCTTTAGATGAGTTAGGCTTATTAGACTGCTCCATCTGTTTAGGTGTTTGGTTTGCCCCTGTCTTATTAACCATAATACCTTTACTTGCAAGCTTATCCATCAAAGTAGGATTGTTGTTAGCTGCAGTCATTAGCTCTTTAATAATCCCATCTACCTTAGTAACGTCACCAAAGTTACCTGTAGCTAAACCCCCTACAGCCATCTTAACTGTAGCACCGTTGGCTCTCATGCGTCCATTAACCATAGGACTGCGAGAAGCGTCATCAATAAAAGCATCAAGGCTATTCCCGTCAGTTAAACCGCCAGCGTACATACCTGACTCAGAAAGTGCAGCTTTTAGTTGGGCTACGTCCATGCTGTCCTCTTGTCCTTGTGGTTGCTCTGCTGGTACAGGTTCACCGCCTATTCTACCATCTGCATCCATCTGTTGCAAGCCCATTTTTGCTTCTGTACGTAAATCTTCAAAGTATTTTACCCCAAAGAAACGTACAACATCAGCAGGAACAACATACTCCCCCTCAGATAGCTTGGCATCAATGTCATCCCTTACTTCTTCTGGTAGCGAACCCGGTGGTACGTCATTACCTGATACAGGGTCTACTGTCTCAGCTTCCCCGCTCATCGCCATTTCCATTTGTTCGTCCATTGATGTAAGCCCTCCTTCAGCCATGTTAATATTCTTTAGCCCAGTAAGCCTTGGGTCAAACCTTGCGCCTACAGAGCGTATGCCTGTAGTGTCAGTCCTAGCTTGAGTTTCAGACGGCTCTCTAGCTAAAGCCCTTGCTTTTATACCTTGCTCTTTAGAAAATCCAGTAGGTGTACTTGGACCCCTATCAACTACATTTTCAATAGTCGCGCCGGGATAGCCTAAAGTATCTGCTTGTCGCATAAACATATCAGAAGTTAAATTAGCTTTATTAGTTTTTATAAACTCATCTAATGGCTGTGCCTGACGATCCATTCTTGGGCCTTGTCTTACGTCAGGTGATAATTGATTCTTATTATAACTCATTGATGGCTCATCTAAGTTTGACCAGTTTGCACCTTCTACATCTACTCTTGGGGTGTCCTCTGGCAAGGGTCGCATAAGTAAAGAATACGTTTCTCCATTCTTTCCTTCATAACTAAATGCCTTAAAAGGGTCAGGACTATTAAACATACCTGTACTTTGACCGGACAAAGAGTTTTTATTTTTATGTATTTTATCTGATCGACCTCTAAAATAAGGTATGTCTTTTGTTGGCGAACCGTGATACCTTGTCTCAGTAAGCCCTTGGTCAGCAGAACGAGCCATTGTGCTTTCCCAATCCATAGGTAAGTCCATGCCTACGTTACCATCAATATACTCTTGAGTTAAACTTTTGTGAAAATCATCAAACTTACCTGCGTCCTCAAGCATTTCATCAGTAATGTCACTACCCCTGCCCTCTCTGAGCATTGTAGCTATTCTATCTGCATAAAGTTCACCCTCTGTTGTAGGTGTATATACAGTACTCTTAGTTAAGACTTCTACTGTTTCTTGATCCTTTGGAGTAAGAATCTCCATAACCTCTGGATTTAACTCAGTCTTTCTAAAGCGTTTAGCACCTTGCATGATAAGCTTTTGTGCTACATCACCAACGCCGGGGATTAAGCCTACTACGTTAGCACCACCAACTATACCAATAAGAAGAAAGTTAGGGTCATCTTTTCCTAACTCTTCAAAGATTACTTCTGCACCCTCAACGCCACCCTTAATGTCTCCAATGACAGGCGTAAAGTCAATTACTGTATTAGCTATGTCAGACGCTGTAGGTGGCTCTTGACTAATACCTGCAGCTTCTGCTTCTGCTATCTCTTTGTCTAATAAGTCAGCCGTATCTTGAACAGCATTAGAAGTGTATTTTACTCTAGGGGGAAGACCTAATGCTTCTTCCATTTCACGTTCAAGATTAGTTACAACACCACCTTCGTTAAAACTAGCAGGAATAACACTAAATGGGTCTGCTTGTTGAGTATTAGAAATACGTGGGCCTTGCTCTAACTTTATGCTTTTAGCAGGAACTTCTGGTGGTACAAAAAGTTTAAAGATAGGGTTATCTTTTGCTAGGTCTTTACTTAAACTTACATTAATATTATCTTTAGTAATTCTTCTGATGCCAAGTACTTTGCTCATATCTCTTGTAATTAAAGATACGCTATGGTCTTGATTTCCACCAACAACAGATATCGTGTTTGAGTTATCTTGATCTGTTATTCTAGTACCAGCATAAAAAGCTACGTGATCACCAATATCATTTCCATCCCAATCAAAGATTACAATATCACCTTCTTGTGCGTCTTCAGTTTTTACAGGTGATCCGTAATTTACGTACTTTCTAGCTCTTTGGGCATCATATCCACCATCAGAAGTTATTGTATCAGCACCTAATTCTGTAAGAATGTAATGCACAAAGGCTGCACACCATGCATTTTGTGTTGCACTAAGACCCTGACCTTTTGCTACGCTATCATAAAAAGCTTGAACGGCTTTTTCGCCTTCTTCAGTTGTCTCGTAAAGGCCACTTACAATTCTTGTTGTTTGGTCTCTAATACTAGGGTCTGTTAATAAGTAATTTAATTCTACTACTTTATCAATGGGGCTTTTAAAGTTATCATTACGCAATAAAGGTCTAAGAGTTTCACCGTCAGAAAGATTTAAAGCTTCTTTAGCGCCACGTACCATACCGAAACTATCTAGGGTGCCTACTACGTTGCCAGAACTATCCAGATTACGCCCAGCACTACCATACTCACCATAGGCAGCACCTAAATCATCAGTACTGGTTTCATTAGCAACTGCTCTTTCTACTTTAGTTTTTAAATAATCAGGTAGTTCTACTGGTTGAGAAGCTTCCGTAGCATCCGCTTGGCGAGTTATCTCAGCTTGCTGACGCATACGACTTGAATCATCGTAAGGTAAACCAGTTGTAGGGTCTATAACGCTAGGGTCTCCACCCGCAGGATAACGTGGAGTTTCAGTTAGCATATCTTCCATTTGACTTTCAGTTCTAGCTACAGTTCTAGCCATCAGCATTAACCTCTAATCTTAACTTCTTTAATGAACGTAGTGCAGCCGCTTGACCCTGTAAGCGAAACAAAACATCTGCACCATCTACTTGCTCCATAGTCCTATGCACACCAGAAAGCCTAGCCTCTAGTTCAGCCTCAAAAGCATCCCATAAAGGTTTATCGTTTACGAGCTTCTTTAGCTGACTCATTTGTTGATTGGCCTTTGTACTAAGCTACGGATATTATCTGCTGCAGTATTTTTAGTTATTTTTACTGCGGCTTTAGTGATATTATCACTAGAGGGTAAAAGATTGACAGTAAAGGTATCACCTAATATTTCCTTAATATAATCTAATAGCTCTGATCTTTCAAAACCTTTTTGATATGTACCGCCTGAGAGTTTAATAGAGTGTGGTTCAGAACCCCTTATACCTATTGCAGGACTTTTTTTGTTTCCAAATACATCTATATGACCTCTTACACCTATAATAGCTTCCCCTTTTGGTTTTAGTATCCTTCCAATATCTTTTACTATATCGTCACGGACTTCTCTAGGGACAACATTAAGTACATTTAAACTTGTTACTTGATTGTAAGACTCATCTGCAATTTGTGAAGGACTAGTAAAGTCAGGATTCCAACCTTTTGCAAATGGCTCATATGTATCTGCCTTCATTATATCGCCACCTAAACCAAGACCTGCACCAAAATCTAACCTGTTTGTATCCTTAGTAGTATTAGTAAATAAATTAGGCACTTTTCTATACGTTGCTTCAGTATTAGCTCGTTGTGTTTTACTTGCATTGGAGGGTATAATATCCTCACTCACACCTTCACTTGGGGTCCACCAACTAGGTTGCCCTACATCTTTTTTAACTGCAATATCTTCTACAGCATCAATATTTTTAGAAACCGTTGGAGCCTTACCCAAAGCACCTACAGTCTCATCAGATACCTCATCACCAGTACCTCTGATAGCCCTAGCAAGTTGCTTGCCTAATAAAACAGCTATACTCATTATTGCGGCCTTCCAGAAAATCCTTGCTCACCCGGCGCAGGTGCAGAGCCTACACCAATGTTACCGCCACCTCCACCTGATGTGTCCTGTGGACCCGTAGGAGCCTGTCCTGTGGGCGCTGCGCCTTGGGGTGGGGTAGTACCCGGCTGGGGAACTCCACCCTCCTGTGGCTGCGGTAGAGGCTGCTGGAACTGCTTCAGTATCTCCGCTTGGATAGCGGCGTCTTGTAAGCTATTAGTAAGCTTGTCGGGGTCCAAATCCATGCTAACTGCAATCTCACGAATAAGGTAATCCATCTTAGCAAAAGGTGCTAGTACAGGGTTTTGTGCTACTTGCAAGAACTGCATCAAACGCTGGCTACGCACTTCGTTAGCCATCAAGCTCTCAGTACCCTGTGCGCGTACCTCTAAGTCACCCTTAATCTCAGGATCAAAGTCAAACTGCATGTTGAAGTTAAAGAACGCTTTACCTAGAGGCTTAAGCATATAGTCATCTACGTTCTTAATTACATTCCGTATAGAACCATTAGCAGCAGACATGAGCATACTAATGCCAGAAGCTGTACGTCCGACACCTTGCACTCCTGTCTGACCATGAGCAAAGCTTGGAAAGCCAGTACTCTCATCTGCTAATACACGTGCTTTGTCAAACATCTGCATGTTCTCACCTGACACGTTAGGGAACTTGGTGCCAAAAATTGCTTGACCGGGTGCGCCCCCTTGACGCCTAAACACCTTGCCGGGATACACAGAAAGGTCTTGACCGGGAACTAGGTTAGTCTCATCTACTTCAATAAGCATGTTACCGCTTAAAGCTGCATTGTCTACCGCCATACGCATAAACCCATTCATGAGGGTCTGTGTGTCATCCATATTCTCAGCAATACCTATACCAAAGAAGCTATAAGGGTTAAGCTCATAGGGTACTGCAAAGTAAGGAATAAGTGCAGGTTTAAATGGATTCATCACAAGACGCAGTACTTGATTATGGCATACCCAAATGTTTACGTTTACTTGCTCTACGTCCTTTAACTCTTTAGGGATATCTACACCGTAGTCTTCAAGAACATCTTTATCTACAAAGCCCCAGAACTCATGTACTTCATAACGCTCTGCTTTACCGCTCTGAGCGTCATCCTCCATAGCTTGCTCCCACCACTTCTTCTCGTAGGACTCGCCCATGCTAAGAGACTTATCAATAGCGTTATCACGAAAGAAAGGCCGACCCTTTAAAGCACGAACCTGTGAGCGTGACATTTTATGCCGCTCAACAACGTACTCAGCTTCATCCATGTTAGCTGCGTCAGGGTCAGGGTAGAAATTCCAAATAGATACATGGCTAGTAGATGGCACAGTCTTAATAGTTGGCTTGTACTCACCCTCATCATCCCAATTAGGATACTCTTTATTTACTGCAAACGGACCCTTCATGATACCTGTGCCAAACAAAGCAGTCTCAAAGGAAGCTAAACGTAGTTGCTTATTAGCTCCTGACTCTTCTAGTTGATCGTGTATCTTCTTTTGCATCTTTTTAGCTGCAGTTAGTGCAGGATTAAAAGTAATGCTGGTAGGTAGTGTACCTTGACCTTCAATAAGCTTATCAGCTACAGGCTCTAACTTCTGAGCCATGCTACCAAGTCGCTCACGCAAGCCATCCATAGTTTCTCCCGGCTGCAGCTTTGCATCGTCAGAGCTAAACATAGGAGGCGTAAAGGTTTCTTTTAGTTCATCTATTCCTTGTTCAGCTTGAGGTGCAGCATCAAAGTGTACTGCCTCTGCTATGCCCTCTGGGAGTGTAGTAGGATCAATAGCTAAAGGGAACTTGTGATTACCAAAAAGTACGTCAACAATTTGCCCATAAGCTGCAAGAGTTTTAGTTTTAGTTACCTTAACAAATACACGTGACTTCTCTGTCTCAGTGAATTGTACTTCGTTGTTATATATACCCCGATAGTTACGGTAAGCATCCATCCAACGCTGTTCGTCAGTAAAACGTGCATCTTCAGCTTTTTTAAACCGATCCATAACTAGATTAATTATGTAACCTGTCTTAGGGTCGTGCATACTGCCTTCAGTAGTGTCCTCTATGTGTGAAGACTGTCCTGACTCTAAGTTAGTTTCAAAGTCTGTTGTGAAATCATCTGGGTCCATATTTAATATCCGAATACTGGATCAGCAGCTTGAAAACCGCTTCTCTGTGTTGCAGGGTTGAAATCCCACAAGGAACTTCTAGGTCTTGTCATGATACCATACCTTAGTGCGTCATACAAGTGGTCTTCTGAGTTTGTGTCAACGTCTTCTGGATTACGTTTATCTAAAGGTATACTTGGTATCTGGGCTATGCAGTTGGTGCAGGTAGAAAAGAATACGAGCTGGGGTTCCTCAGTAAACTCATCTACCTGCAAACGGCGGTGTATCTCGTTCTTACCTGAAACCCTAGACCCTTTTGAACGATCTGAAGGTCTCCAGCGACAGCCCTTCATAATCATTTGTTCAGCTAGGCTAGGTCCAGTATCACCCCTTTTATGCCAGAGGGACGAATCCAACACGCCGTATCTTATAGTGCCATCCTGTGACTCTGCTTCTAGTATTAAGTCTGCTAAGTCAGTAGCTGTAACTTTGGTTACATACATCTCTCTGTAGACTATAAGCTGCTCTGAGGGAGATACAGCAAACCACACAACACCTGTCCAACTGCCGTAACCATAATCGCAAGCTCTGAACTTCGCCCAGCCACTAGGAATGTTATAAGGCTCAACAACGTGAATCTGGCGGTTAAACTCTGGAAAAGCTGCACCCTCATTAACATCCCAGTTTCCTTCTAGTAGTTGTTTGCGCTGATGCTCTGGCATGGACAGTAGCATAGTCTCGTAGTCACCACTGTCAGCTAAATAAGGATTATCAAATAGGCTTGCAGGAATAAACCTACGCTTAAATAAAGGTTGACCTTCTTTAGTGTGACCTTTAGGATAAGCTAATGTTTTACTTGTCTCAATGTCAGTAGCCCAGAAAGGTTTGTTAGGCTCTGAAGGATCAATAAACATCTTCTTAACCCATTGATGCCCAATAGAGCCGGGGTTAGTTGTTGCCCTCATGTACAGACCTAATTCAGGTGCTGCACTACGCAAACGAGAGCGCATATAGTTCCAAGCAAAAGGTGTAGCCCATTGAGTAAGCTCATCAAATGCTATGTAGTTAAACGCCTGTCCTTGGTAGCGCATAACGTCTTGGTCTTTGTCTAGGTAACTCATCCAAATGCGACCACCTCTAGGTGTAACCCACTGAGACTTACGCTCTGACCACTTAATACCGGGAATTGCTTTAGGATATAACTCTTGACTTTTCTGTATAAGCTCTCTAAGTTCCTCTGTAGTGTGACGTACAAGTAGGCCACTAAACTCTTTATGATTAAGGCTACGTAGGGGGTCTGCTAGTGTCGCGTAGCTCTTACCACCACCCGCTGCACCTCCATACAGAACCTCACGCTCACTAGAAGCTAGATAGTCTGTCTGTGGCCCATCGTTAGGCTTAAAGACAATGTTCTGTGCATACTCTACGTCATACGGCGCAGGTATAACCGTAGCTGGAACTTTCTTTGTTTCACGTGAAACTTTTTTAGTCGGCGTAGCTGCAATAACCTGTTCTTTCTTTTTCGAGCGTTTCGTAGTGCGTGATTGCTTTTTGGAGCCTTTGGGCAAGCTCACGTTTGATTCTAGCAGTTGTTTTACGTTTTCGCTCAAGGTCAACCCTTTTCTTTAAGCCCATGTGAGATATACTTCTGCCTGACTGTGTAGTAATCCAAGCAGCTACTTCTCTGTAACTATACTGCTTTAAATGTTTCTTTGCAAGCTCTAATAGCTCTAACTCTTTCTCAATGGGGTTTAGCCATTCGTCATCTTCAGGGTCTATCTCGTACCCAAAAGGTACAACCTTTACTAAACGAGGTATCCTCTCCCAGTGCCTTAACTTCTTAGGCTTAGGTAGCATCCAATAACCTAAGTCATTAAACGGAAAGAACCTAGTCATCATTACTTTCTTTAGGAGGTAGAATAAACAAACCACCACTAGCCTCAACAGCTACCTTCTCAGTTTTAACTACACCAGCGCGGTCCAAGATTTGACCAGCAGCTACCATCTTCTCTTTAACGCCTAACTGTGTAGGGTCCATCAAAGCACTACCATAAGCTACAGCCGCTTTAGGCCCAAGTCGTGCCATGTAAGTCTTTGTAGCCTCAAAGATTTCGTCTTTTAAGCCCTCTATAATAGTCTTAGTAGCGGAGCCATCTGCATACCCTGCTAACTTCTTAGCTTGTACAACATCTCCTTGTGCCTCATCAAACAAGACTTGCATAAAGAGTTGCTGCTTTTCGTTTAGTACTCTACTCATGTTACTTTCCTGTACGGCTTGGAAGCTTTAGCCGCCCTTTTAGGTTGCTTAGAGACTTGCTTACCTTTTGCAGTATCTGCTCTTTTTTTAGCTGTAGAAGCCGCATATGCCCCAGTACCCATAGCTTTAATAGCATTAGCTGGAAGGTAGCGTTCTCCTGTAGCCTTTGGACCTTGTGTAGAAGGTTTACCACTTTTGGTTCTCCATTTCTGATTAGTCCAAGACTTAAGACTTTTTTGTGACTTTTTTAGTGCCATCAGCTTTTGCCTTTGCTTTTTTACTTAGGTCTTTATAGTGACTTAGTTTTACACTTGTTTTACTGTGTGCTTTACCAGTGTGCAAAGAACCGTCAGGCATCTTGTGAGTACCGCCTTTATGTTCAGTACCGTCCTTCTTATAATGCTTTACGCCCTTCATGATGTATACCCTCCACCTGCTGCTTTGTAAGCCTTAGCAACCATCTGTGCTTTACGTGCAGACCATTGCCCCGGTGAGCCGCCTTTGCCACCAGCTTTTACTCTATTAAAGATTTGTTTGCGTTTAGAAGGATCAGTGTAATTACCTGCAGCATTTACAGTAGAACCACTTTTTGCTTTAGGCTTGGCTTTTGTCGTAGAGGACTTTTTTAATTTCATTACGTGTTATTCCTATATCTCTAAGAGCAGAGTCTGACATATTAACTAACTGCCAGTATTGCGCCCTACGCATTTGACCATCTTGAATAGCCTTGATAATTCTCTTAAACATGGTGTCTCTCCTTATGTTTGACCACAAGGAGAGTTATACCATAGTTTGACTTAAAGAACTACATACAAGAATGCAATCCCGTTATGCACAATATTACTTCTTCTTCTTAGCCATGCCGCCATACATATAGCCTGACTTTTTAGCCATACCGCCAGCCATCATCTTTTTAGCAGCAGGTTTTTTCTTTGCAGCCATACCACCTGCCATCATTTTAGCTGCAGGTTTTTTCTTAGCCATACCACCCATGTTCATCTTACCCTTACCGTCAGCAGCAAAGGCTGGTACTTTCGTGCCGCCCTTCATAACCATAGGCATACCACCTGCAGCGTA